GCCAGAATACTCCGGCTACAACGGCAATGGCATCTCTTGAGCAGGGCATGAAGGTGTTTCAAGGCATCTTCAAGCGTGTGTTCCGTTCATCGACAAGAGAGTTCCGCAAGTTATACCTGCTGAACCGTCAGAACGTAGACATCGAGAAGTACACCACGTTGCTAGATGGTGACGCTGCATTGCTTGCAGGTGATTACCAAGGTGATGAGAAGGACATTGAGCCGGTAGCAGACGAGTCTCTGATTACCGACCAACAGCGCATGATGAAAGCGCAGTTCTTGCAGACTCGCGCAGAATCAACGGGTGGTTATGACCCCGTAGCAGTCGAGCTGAGAATCCTTGAATCAGTCGGCATTAACGACATTAACGAAGTCTACCCAACGAAAGACGGACAGACCACTGTTGAGCCTCCGCCGAACATGGAGCTTGAGCTTCAAATGGCAGAGGAGAAGCGACGTTCTCTTGAAGCGTCAGACCGCGCTAAAAACAATGCCGGTGAGCTTGAGGTCAAAGTAGGTCTTGCCAAACTGAAGGTGGCTGAGACACAAGTCAATATGTCGCTCACAGCAGCAAGAGCGAAGAAGGAAGGCATCGAAGCCGACCTTGCGCCATTTCTCGCACAGATTGAAGCATTCAAAGCACAAAGCGATGCAATGCTTGGTCAGATAGCCGAGATTGGCAAAAGAGAAGATTCGCGTATGAAAGAATTTACGCAGCAGCAGAAGGAAAGTAGTAATGCAAGAAGTAGAGCAATGGCTGGACCATCCGGTAACTGAGAAGTTCATTGAAGCGTTAAGCGATAGACAAGACGAACTTGTCGAAGCGCGAGGCGAGATAATGAGCGACGACCCTACCGAACTGTTCAGGCTAAGTTGGTTATTCCAAGGCGGGATTATGGAATTAAACTCCGTTCTCGACCTTGGCGACAAGGACACTCGCGCAGACGCAATTGAGGCGTTATTCGGGGGTGATGAAGATGACGATTAGCAAAGGATTGGCTGAGAATCTTCAGATTAATCCCGGAGAGTGGTCTATTACGAAAGACCTGAAGGCGAATGATGGAGGTTGCGAAGATGCTCTCGAAACCTGCGGCATAGCACCTGCCGGTCATCGAATCCTTGTCAAACCAGACGAGTTCCACAAAGCATACCAGGGCGTTATCGAGATTCCTGAGAACATCAAGGAACGCTCACAGAACGCTCAGACAGCCGGTACTGTGATTGCGGTAGGTCTAACAGCCTATGAGCAAAAAGAGTTCGGCAATGGTGTGAAGTGGGTCAAGCCTGGAGACAGAGTAGCTTTTGCCCGTTATGGCGGTAAGACGTTAAGCGGCAAAGACGGCAAGCAGTATCGAATCATAGAAGATGACGATGTGATAGCGCATCTCCATTCTGATGTGGCATTCGATGAGGAGGCGACTTACTGATGCTTAGATTCTGGATGAAAGTTGACAAGTCCGGTGACTGCTGGAATTGGACCGCCAGCAAGAGTCGCGGTGGGTACGGTCGAATCATGATAGATAATGCAGTCAGTCTAGCTCATCGAGTGTCCTGGTCTATTTCTAATGGGCCGATACCTGTTGAAATGTGTGTTCTACATCGTTGCGATAACCCTTCTTGTGTAAACCCAGAGCATCTTTTTCTAGGCACGCAAAAAGACAATATAGCCGACATGGTAGAAAAGGGGAGAAATAAAAGCCCCGGAGTCAAAGGGCAAAGCCATCATTCGGCCAAACTAAACAATGCAGGCGTTCATAAGATCAGAGAACGACTTGCTGCCGGAATAACTCAAAGAGCAGTCGCTAAAGAGTTTAAAATGTCTCCGGGAGCCATTAATAGAATTAGTCGTGGCTTCGCGTGGGCGCACATTTAGGAGTAGAAAAAATGGAAGTAGATGTAGAACAGAGAGCGTCAGAACTCGGCTGGACATCGAAAGAGGCGTGGGTCGAGAAAGGCGGGAATGAAGATAGGTGGCGTAACGCAGATGAATTCTTAGCTTACGGTGAGCAGAACACCAATTTCGTGCGTAAGTCCCTTGAGAAGGACTTTGACAAGAAGTTGGCAGATGCAACGAAAGACTTTGATGATCGTGTTGCAAAACTTGAGAACGTCACCAGTTCAGCGATAACTGCTGCGGCTGAGAAGTCCGAGGAACAGCGTCAGAACCTTGTTAAGAGGTGGACGGCGCATAGAACGAAAGCGGCAGACGATGACAACCTGACCGAGTACAACAAGGCTGACATAGCTTTGAAGGCTCTTGAGGGCAAAGCACCGCAAACCGTGAACACACAACCAGACAGTGGCCCGTCAAGCGAAAGCACAGCCTTCCATACGAAGCTGATGCCTTTGATAAACCAGAGTACAGCGGTACAAAAGTTTGCAGATGACGCGGCGATAACAATCCGGCGAGATAATCCCAATATAGCAGAGGCTGATTACTTTAAGGAACTTGAAACAAGAATCGGAGATAAGTTCGGCGACGATTATCCTCAGTTCTTTGGGCGGCAGACTAAAAGACCGCCCGCAGTGGATTCGTCAGATGGTAACGCTGGAGAGAGCAAGAATTCTTTCTCAGATTTACCGCCAGAAGCAAAAGAGGCTTTTAAAGAGTTCTCTGAGTTTATGACGAAAGAGCAATATTTAGCAGATTATTTCGGAGAGTAGAGCAATGTCACGAAGAAAGAGTAGGCCCAAACGCGGCTCAATGGGGCTTGAAGCACAGCTATATGCAGAGCAGATAGACGGACTTGTAGCAAGATGGGTTAACGACAAACCCGGACGGTTAGACAATTACGTCGAGCATGGTTGGGAGTTCAGGCTCAAGAAAGGCGCGTCAGAAAAAGGCGATGGTATAGACGCACGTATCAGCAAGTTTGTTGGTAATCAGAAGGACGGCACTCCTATGAGAGCTTACCTGATGGATATTGACATCGACTGGTACGACGAAGATCAAGCCGATAAGCAACAAGTCAATGACCGAGTAGATGAGGTTATTGAAGCGGGCGTAGAGGGAGTTGCTAACTCGTATATTCCTACTGACGGTGGTAAATCGCCGGTAACATTTAAGGAAAAACATTAAGTCTAGTAACTCCAAAATCGTTTTAACGACCGTCATTCCGACGGTTATTTTTGGAGCAAAATAAATGGCAAATTTAGATGCACCTATGGGGTTTCGTCCCGTAGCAAATCTAGCTGCTGCACCGTATAACGGTGGCAGCGTTCGCTGTCAGATTGCATCCGGCGATGGAACTGCAACCTTCATTGGTGACTTTGTAAAAATTGCTGGTAGTGCCTCCGCAGACGGTTATCCGACTGTGATTCAGGCTGCTGCCACCGATATGCTTTACGGGGTAGTTGTATCGTTTGATGCTGATCCGACAAACTTGGAAAATCAGTATCGTTTGGCTTCGACCGAGCGTTATTGCCAAGTAGTACCGGCAACTGGAAACCAGCTTTTCATCGGTCAATCAGCAGGAACCCCCGGCGTTGCCGGTGTTGGTACTCTTGGTGACATCGTAGTTGGTACTGGTGACACGGCATATGGCACTTCCGCAATGGAATTGTCCGGCACGACTGGCACTGGCACAGCACAACTGCGCTTAGTATCAATCGTTAACAGCGATGACAATGATCCTACTCTCGCCAACCCACAAGTGATTGTGCAAGTTGCAGAGCCGGAGCTTGGTCAAAGCAAACTTAGCGTGGGGGTTTAACGCATGGCTATTAATACAGGTGCGCACCCTAAAGCCTTAACACCATAGGGCCGCTATGTGGTAACATATAGCGATAACTCATTTAATTGCTGGGAACTCCTATAGGGACAATCAGCAGGGAAGTCTAGTAAAATGGCGTATCTACTTTACTGCATTACCAACAAGGTAACTGGTAAGGTGTATATTGGGCAAACAACTCAGAGCATAGCTCGGAGAAAAGCCGAACATACAAATAGATGCAAAGCCGGTAAGAGAGATCATAAGTTATATCTTTCGATGCGAAAGCATGGCATAGAAAACTTCGTCTTTGAAGTGATCGCCAGAGTCGCATCTCAGGAAGTATTGGATAAACTAGAAATAGAATTTATCCATCAATACAACTCCTATAACAGAGGGTATAACTCCACCGAAGGTGGTGATTCTGTAAGCCAAGAAACTCGCAAGAAATTAAGCGAGATATTCAAAGGCCGTAAAGTCACATGGAGCCACAAGATTCTTGAGGCAAGGCGACGTAACGGTACTTTGTACGGGGTTCAGAGGCCGAAATACGGTGCTGATAACCAGAAGTCGAAAACATACTTAGTCAGAACCCCAAGTGGTGATGACGTTAAGTTCACGGGCTTGCGGCAGTATTGTCGTGAAAATAGCCTGTCACACAACTTGTTGTTATCGACATTAAAAGGCATACAGAGCCATCACAAAGGTTACGTTCTACTAGAAACCTTCAACGACTAGAGCGAAAGCTCGTAGGGCCAAGTGGTCCGAAATGGTGAGTATCCTGTTCTCCGCAGGATAAAGATATAGTCTGGTCTGTATAGCAATATGCAGCGGTCCGAAAGGACGGGGCAAGATTAACGACCTTGCTTGAACACAATGTATGGCCGGGTGTCAAAGCGTTCTTTGGCATGAAGTACAACGAGCATCCTCTGGAATGTCTGGAGCTGTTTGATTGGACTTCATCTAAACAGAACTACGAAGAAAAAGTCGAGAATACGAGCTTTGGTTTAGCTCCAGTGAAAGCGGAAGGCGCGGGCATTGCCTACGACTCCCATTCACAGGGCTACGTCAATCGCGCTACGCATATCGCCTACGCTCTTGGTTACATCGTGACCAAAGAGGAGATTGCCGACAACCTTTACAAAGGCGCGTCGTTTGATCGTGCAGGTTCACTTGCGTTCTCGATGCGACAGACGAAAGAAAACGTCGCTGCTAATGTCTATAACAGGGCATTTAACAGTTCGTATACATTTGGTGATGGCAAAGAGATTTGCGCAACAGATCACCCGATGGCGAATGGCAGTACGTTTGCGAATGAGCTTGCTACAGCGGCAGACTTCTCTGAAGCCGCGCTGGAGGATATGCTTATTCTCATCGCAGGAGCTACTAACTCACGAGGCTTGAAAATCAGTCTCATGGGTGAGAAACTTCTGATTCCTCGTCAGTTGATCTTTGAAGCCGAGCGTGTTCTGCTTTCTACATTGCAGAATGACACGGCTAACAACGCAGTTAACGCATTACGAAGCAAGGGTGTTCTCCCTGGCGGTGTTGGAGTGAATCATTACTTCACCGATTCCGATGCGTGGTTTATCCGTACCAATGCTGAACATGGCATGACCGGCTATAACCGTACTGCTGTTGAGTTCGACACTGATACTGATTTCGACACGAAGAATGCAAGAGCGAGCGCGTATGAGCGATTTTCTGTAACATCGACCGATCCCCGCGGGCTTTTTGGCTCGCCGGGTGCTTAAAACTATATAAATAACATATAGTTACAAAGCATTGACCTCCGGTTGATTCTAAGATAGAATAAGCACTCTATCGAAGGATCAATCGGAGCGTCATTATGATTAAGAAAGAATGCGCGGAGTGTAGGAAGTCGTTTGATGTAGATGACTCGAAGCGCAACTGGCAGAGCGTCAAGTTATGTTCTCCTGAGTGCCAGCGAGAAGTTACTAACAGAAAGGTCAGAGAGAGTTACACCCCGCAGACATGGCCCCAGAAGGGCGAATGCGCGTGGTGCGGCAAGGAGTTTCTAAAGAGAACTCCAGGTCAGAAGAAAAAGCAGTATTGCGACAGGAGGTGTCGGACTAAAAAGTTGCGTAACGACAGAGAGATTGAGAGGGCAAGCGAACCTCCGAAGGTATGTGTTGTTTGCAGCAAGGAATTCAGGCCGCATAAGCTCGCTAAAAATATCCAATTATATTGCTCAGATAAATGCAAGATCAAAGAGCAGTATAGACGGCATCCAAGTTTGCGGCAAAACAGGAAGGGGCAAGCAAGTTTTAGCGCATCGAAGAAGGTTGTTCTTGAGCGTGATGGCAATAGATGCACGCTCTGCGATTCAACCTATAAGCTTAACGTCCACCATAGAGACAACTCTGGCGGGTCAGAGTACCCGAACAATAACCCGGACAATCTTGCAACGCTGTGCAGAAAGCACCACCACCAGTTCCACAGAATAAATCTAGTTTACGTTGACGGAGAGTGGTTCGTTAGTGGTCCGGCACTATCAGTATTTGATGGAGAGTCTATAAAGATTCTTCGCTAAACCAAGTCCACATTGGACTTTTCCACAAGGAGCTTAACGGCTCCTTTTTTTATTAACCTTGTTCCCTGCTGGTTAAGTCACGGTTGGAATCCGTGAGGACAAAAGGAGATTACATTGACTACACGACACACTAACTTCCCCAATGGGATTAAGACATTCCCGCGAGATGACGGGACCATTGCAAAGACAGCGAACTACACAGTTTTAGCTGCTGACTGTGTTGGACGCACCGTTATCATGGATTCTGACGCTGCTGCAACATTCACGCTCCCGCTCATTGCTGGCGCGGTAGATGGCGGCATTGTGACGCTAGTAAATAACAAGGATGGACAGTTACTTACAGTCGATCCTAATGCGTCTGATGGTATCAATTTTGGCGACCAAGTTGCTGACGGCGTGACGGTGGTTAATACCGCCGCTACCGCCAAGAAAGGTGACTTCATAAAGCTGGCTACCCTAACATCTGCTTCAACATACTGGAGCGTTGTTGATATTCAGGGCATCTGGGCTGTCGGAGCGTAACTAGACAGCCCCTTCGGGGGCTTTCTTTTTAGGAGCAGAATATGCCAAAAGAAGCAAGGAAGGAATTCGGAGCAGATATAGATTGGGAGCCGGTTATTGAATCCCCCAATACTTACTGCCCAACTCGTCTTGAGTACTTCGCTGGCAAAGCTCTCGCAGGGCTTCTTACCGGCCAATCGCTCAAGAACCATGACGCTTTTATCAGGAAGTCCGTTCTGCTTGCAGCGGCTCTTGAGAAAGAAATAGACGAGCATAACTCGTAATGGCTTTATCAGGACAAAAAACATTCACGCTGACCCGTGATGAAATTATCAATGCCGCATTTCGCAAGATCGGCGAGTACGACTCTAACGATTCTGCCACACCCGAAGAGCTTTCTGACGCTCAACTTGCGTTAAACGCGCTTGTCAAGGAGTGGAATGCGGAAGGGGTTGGCTATTGGCTGAACCAGAGAACGGTTCTCATCCTGAACCAGTCTACTCAGCAATACGCTCTAGGGCCGTCAGGGACCACAGGAACGACAGATAACTTCCATGCCTTCAGGGACAGCGAGTTAGTCGAAACGTCGCTTATAGCGGACGCAGCGGCTTCTCAGGCGGTTATAGAAGCCACAGGCACTTCATGGGTAGACTTTGATGGATTATCAGCGACTAAACCGGGCGCGAACACATGGAGCATTGGCGTTAGACTTGATTCTGGTGCTATTCATTGGGCTATTTGGGATAGCGATGCTGCTAACAGCGTTACTCTTGATTCTAATCTCCCATCTGCTGCGTCAAGCGGCAATAAGGTTTATGCGTATACTACGCTCAATCGCACAGATCGTCCGACCGGAATTATCAAGGCTTATCGCAGGGATACGTCAGGGGTTGATACGCCTGTATTCTTGCAGACTCGCCAGCAATATGAGAGCCAATCTCTCAAGACGGCTTCTGGCCCACCGACTGAGATTCACTACGCGCCAGAGTTGACAGATGCCGCGCTCTATGTTTGGCCTTCGTCAAACCCAATGACGGTAGATAAGTTAGTGATGATAACCACGTTCTACTCTGATGACTTCACAGCGGCAGGGGACAACATGGAGTTCCCGTCAGAATGGGCTAACGCGCTCATATGGAACCTTGCTGACGAGCTTGCAGAGGAGTATGAGCTAGACCACGACAAGGCATTGCGTGTCGCGCAACGAGCAGGGCAGAAGAAAGAAGCCCTATTCACTATCGCTATGGAAGATGCAGAAGTGCGCTTCGGGATTGGGGAACAATGGATTTACCCCTGATAGGCGACCACAAGGACAGCATCGCTGGCAAGCAAGGCCCGGAAACGCTCGTTAATCTATACATAGAGGGCGAGGGGGCCAGTGCATATTTGAGAAGCAGAAGCGGATATGAGCGGTATGATAGATACTCGCTAACTCCTGGCCCACCACCAGATGCCGGAGCAGACATCGACAACCTTACTGTGTCATCAGGAGTGGGGACCGCAGATGGAACCACATCTGGCATTAGATATGGATACGAAATAGATGACTCTATACAAATAAACGGAGCAACAAACACAGACTGGAACGGAACGTGGACAATCACGGCAGTCTCAAGCGATGGCGAAACGTTTAGTTTTAATGAGTCTGAGAACAGCGTTACGCTGGTCAATGAGATAGGGACTGGCGCGGGGTGCATCACACCAACGACTGTATACAAGAAAGAAGTCCGGCTGCTTCAGAGATACGATAATGGCACAACGCTTGATGTTCGTGCGGTTATCGGAAATCGTGTTTATGACTGGACCCACGCATCAGGGTGGGCAGAGCTAACTACCCCGCAGCACCGATTCATATCTATGAATGGGGCCGTGTCTGGTGAGGCAATGGGCGACTTGCTTACTGACGGGATAGTCCTATGTGATGGGGTGTCAGCCATAGGCGAAGGGGTGGCTTCCATGACGCTCACTTATACGGGAGGGGCATGGAGTTCTTCTGCGCTGACCACAAAATCTAATACCGTAGCATTCATGGATGGGTACATAATCCGCGATGACAAGGCCAATACCGGAGCTTTTGTATATTCTGACCTATATGATGCGTCAGTAGAGAACCCATTTAATTTCGCCACAGCAGAAGGGGCGCACGATGATTTATATGCGGTGGTTTCTGACCGAAGGGAGTTGTGGTTATTCGGAGAACATACGACCGAAGTCTGGTACAACGTAGGCGACAAAGACTTACCGTTCCAGCGAGGGCAAGGTGGATTCTCTGAGACAGGAATCGCAGCCCCGCTTACCGCGAAGAAGTTTGATAACTCTATCATGTGGCTTGCTCAAGATAGGCGCGGAGGCCCAACAGTGGTTCGTGCCGGGGATGGAGTGCAGCCAATAAAAATATCAACAACGGAAATAGACCACATTCTTCGCGGAAGAGGTGAGTACCTTTTTAATGCTCACGCGAATGTAATAAGAGCCGCCGGGCATGAGTTTTACATCCTCACGATCCCCGGAAGGTACGGCATCACCAGCCCGTCGCCAATTACCTTGGTTTACGACTCCGTATCTAAAGTGTGGGCGAGATGGGAGTCAAATGCAGCCTTGCTATCTTCTGATGATGCGGGCAGATTCTTTATGACATCTTCCGTGTTCATGTATGACAGCGATTCCCACGACAACGTGGGCGCAACATCGTACAAGTCATATGGGCTAGGAACCTTGGTTGCTGGTCGAGATAGATCTGGCGAGTTCTATCTGCTCTTTGGAGCTATTGATGAACACGCCGATGGGGATCAAGGTGTAACGTGGGAGCGCACGTTACCGGCAATAGTGGCTCCTAACAAAAAGAGATTTGGACTTGGGGCGGTTGAGCTTGAGACTGATGAAGATGCTGGCGGCTCAGGAACATACTCCCTGTCATACGCTAAAGACAAAAAGACATTCACTACACCGGCAGACAGGACGGTAACTGCAAGCACATCCCGGCTGATGTGGAAGAAGGTTGGGCGAGCTTGTAGGTGGATTCTCAGGTTCTCAGGAACCACGGCGGCAAATCTACCTGCCGAGCTAATAAAGGCAGTCTCAACGGAACCTGGTGATGACTAATCGCCTAATCCTCAACGACCCTCAGCTTGGCCGTCCTCCGGCAGATAATCGAGACTGGGCGGCATACCAACGTCAGCTTGCCGAGCATACCGCGCCGGGTTTTCTATCAACCGTTCTGCCAAGAGACTTCACGGCAACGACAACCACGTTTGCGACTGTAACCGATGTCGCAACAACAGCAAAGAACATCTCGTTGTACCTAAAGGCTCCGGTTAAGCATTGGATTGAACTCCACGGCTCGTACAGCAGGGCAACTAGCACTGATGACGTAAAGCTACGTCTTGTCTTTGCCAGTCCCGGAGTCTCTGCCGGTCAGCCAGAAGATGTGGCTACAGCAAGTTACGACCTCGTAGGCACTGGCAGTACGGTAAACCATCTGTATGACCCGCTAGACGCAACAGGCTTGCTAATGACCACGACATCAGGCGCAGGGTATTCATTCAGCATCCAAGGGTGGATGAACGTTACAACAGCAGGGTCATTAACAATCGAATTCGCGCAGAACGCTAATTCTGGCGCTGTTGACGCAACACTTTACAAAGGAACACGCTTAATGGCGCAACCAATACTAAATCTCGCTGACCGAAGCGTGGGGAAATAACATGGCAGCAACAGACGTACCGGGCGGACCTTCAGGCGGAGGCAACTGGTGGGATGACTTTCTCCCCGGTGGGCAGTATTTCGATGAGGCAATAGGCACAGGCGCGTCTATTGGCGGGGCGATTATTTCGTCAGGGGCATCGGTTGAGGCAGCAAAAATATCTGCTGATTCAATAGATAAACAAGGTGAGCGACAAGACAAGCTCTCACGCGACCTTGCAGCAACAGACATTGAATACGCCAACGAACAGCGAGATATAACGCTAGGCGCGTCAGACTACACACGTGTCGGCTCTGCTTCTGCATATGCCGGTATGCTCGACATGATGGGCCTTGACCGTAGCACGATGGACTTCGGCACTAGCGGGTCAGGCGGAACCGGAGAGAGCGGATACACTGGCGGCGGGGAATCATCGTACACATCTGGGTATAACTACGATCTAAACAGAATCAATAAACCTAACGAGACTGTAGCTAACGCTCCTCGCTACGATTTCCAAGCAGACCCCGGTTATCAGTTCAGGCTTGATGAAGGCAACAGAGGATTAGAGCGCAGCTTTAACGCAAGAGGCGGGACTAAATCAGGCGCATATGACCGTGCATTGATTGATTATAACTCAGGCGTAGCCTCTGACGAGTACGGCAAGATATTTGACAGACTTGCGCGAACAGCAGGATTCGGCACAGGGGCATCTGGCGGAACTCCGGGCGCAGGTACAGCAGCGGGGATGGCTGGGATTGAATCAGCTAACTCTATCAGTGCATCAGGCGCAGCACGTTCACAGGGTCAGGTAGCTAGTGGTAACGCATGGGCGAACGCTGGTAACGACATCGCTGGAATATGGGGGAACGCGTAATGCCTCAGTTTACAAGAGGATTTGACGCATCGCAGGTTCAGCCGTTCAGTCCGGGCCGCGCATATCAGGAAGGCAAGGCTAACAAGCAACGCTACGAGTTCAACCAGCAACGCATGAAAAGCATGGAGCAGCAACAGCGCATGGGCGAACAGACCATAGAGCAGAACGATATGGCTCTGAAGGGTC